GCAGTCGCGCCCCTGCCTGGTGCAGAATTATTTAACCAACCCTTCCATGCCATCCCTGAGTAGCTTGAAGAACAGCTCGCTATTCATCGTCACTAGCCAAGGTGTACGGTTCTTCTTGTGAGCGACGATCCACGGCTTCCCTCCACCATCGCGCTCGGCCTGCTCTGTGGCCTTAATAAGGTTGAGGTTCTCGACAAACTTCACCTCTTGGTGGAGTCCGCGCAGCTCCTCGCAGATCACATCTGGGCTGTCCGCACCTCCGGCAAACTGCTGACCACGCCTCGCCGTGAAGCCAGCAGTCCGGAGTTCGTCGCGCCACATGCGCTCGCCGCGACAGCCTTTAGCCCTGCTGTTTATTTTGGGCATCTCGCTTGAGCTGTAGCCAGTGGTTTACTTCCTCAAGTGAGAAGCGCAGGCAACGTGCGCTGATCCTATGGTGAGGAATACGATTCTCGCGCGCCCACTTTAGTACAGTCTGAAGCGAGACGTTAGCGAGCTGGGCGATGTCTTTGGCTTTTACCATTTGAGGTCGTCCTCCTCAAGTTCAACGGGTTCGTCCTTCTTCACCGGCTTCGTCTGCGCTGAAGGGAATGCCTTCGCAAATCCCGCACGATCTGCGGAGATGAAGAGTGATGTGGCAATAGCCTGAAGCTGCTCGGGCGTCACCTGTGCCTGACCGCCAACCCACTCGGCTGCCTTGATGGCTTCAGCCATTAGCTGTGCAGCTTGAAACAAGGCACGCTTGGCGTCTGCTACGGTGAGTGACACAGGCGACGAGGCCTGCACAGGCTTGCGTGGGCCTGCTGCGGCTACGGCTGCACCGGCGTCGTCGATGATCGCGCAGGCATCGGTGATCTTCAGCTCGTTCTCTCCGCTATGGGTCGAATGCTTCACGCTGATGCCCTGAAGGCCTTTCTTGCCAGCCTGTGACTTAAGAGTCACCATCTGGCCCTTGAGGTCACCCATCTCGTCCGGCAACCAGAACGATGCTCGGCACTCGCCGGTGGAGTCCTGAAGGATTGCGTTTTGGACGCGCCAGGGGCCAAACTTGCCTTCGCCTGTTTTCGGCGGGAACGTCGCTTTGATCGTCACCCGCATTTCCCCGATGACGCTGCCATCGGCCAAGTTCTGAATGTCGCTAATTTGTGCTACTTTCATTTTTGTTAGTTTTCATCGATGAACCATTCACCGAATGCCGAGAACCTACATGTTGCTCTACTGCGCGCAACTACTTTTTTGATTTTATTTCGTCGTCGTCATCGTCATCATCGTCATCGTCCTCATCGCCACACTCTTCCATCCAAGAGTGCTCTAGCACTCTTTCCTTGTGCATGAGGTTGATGTGCATGTCTCGGGCGAAACGATTGCCCCAGCCAGCCTCGTAGCGGTTCGTATTGTCGCTATCGTTCTCGTCCTGCGCTTGTACGAGGATCTCGCCACAGTCAAAGTGCTCGGACAGAATGTCCTTTGCGCGTTGGATGATGGCTTGGCGTTCTTGTTCTTCAGGGCTCATAGCTTGTAGTGCATTGTGTAGAAGTTTCTGCCATCGCTAAGTTTACAGCAGAATTTTTGTCTTAAGGCCTTTTTGTGTGCAAGAATACTCTTTGCCGCTGTGCGTCCAATGCCAAGACGCTCTGCCACTTGGTTAAGCGTGTACCACCCTAGTGGCGCAAACTCCATCTTCATGTTGCTGGCAAGTTGACTTAGCCAGTCAACCTCTACACCGGCAGCTTGAAGCTTCCGTCCTTTAGTTCTTTTGTCAGCCATACAATTGTCTCGTTGTCAGTATATTCGCCCCACGCCCAGCCTTTACTCCAAGCGGTGGTTGCAATTCTATTTTCCGCATAGCCAGCCATTTCGGGATCTCCCAGCCACCCAACAGAGTAGCCAGTGACACCTTTAATGCGCCGACCTTCAGCGATTTGTACACGGTGGATGTGCCCCATGACAAGCTTGGTGTACTTACCGTGACACATACGCTCGGCAGAATCACGCAAGGCGTTCTCGCTGTGCAAGTATCCATGCTGGAAGAGCGCGTCACCCAAACCAACGAAGCCGGTCTTGAGCTTGTAGTCGTAGACCTTGCACTTGATGGACTTGGCTCGGTCGTGGATCTGGTGATAGACGCGAGTCGCTAGGGCCGAGATGATCGCTTTAGGATGGCTCATCAGCGTGACAAGCCGAGCCTCATGGTTGCCAAGCAGGTAATGCTGTGGTCTCAGCGCCGAGATAAATGCTAAGCCATCGTTCAGGTCAGCCTCGGGATCTACGGTAGCGTCGTGACTGTCGTTGGTGATCGCGCCACTACGCAAGCACGTCATGTCGATGGCATCACCAAGATGCAGCACCGTGTCCGGCTTCCACCGATCACGAAAGCGCAACACCTCCTTGAGTACAGCCTGGTCCGCCATGAACCCGTGGCTGCAACTGACTGCAAGGAAGCGTTTCCACTTCCGCGTTATGTTCGCCATAGGCTATTTGCGCTTGGCAGCGGCAGCCTTCTTCGCAGCCTCACGTTGGACGCTGTACGCGATAGCGACGGCCTGCTTCTGTGGCTTACCAGCGCCGATCTCGCGCTTAAGGTTCTCGGTGAACGCCTTCTCGGATGCGGATTTCTTTAGTGGCATAGTATTATTTGGCCTGCTTAAGTTCTTGCTTAATTCTTGAGACAACTGCCTTATTGGCTTTATCTTTAGCTTCTTGCTCGCTGCCGTACACTCCTACAAGTCTGCCACTGCCGTCAAACAGCTTGTGCGACGCATTATCTTTACTGACGATCTTCATGCCATTAACCGGGTCAGAAAGCACATAACCGTTACCAAGTGCTTCCCTACTGCTTGCCTGCTGCATGAATGCTACCGGCATCTTCTTGCGCTCGATGTCGCTAACGGCCTGTTCTTGCACTGTAGACTGAATTGCCTGCGTGATGCGCTTGGATAAAGCAAACTCTTCAGGCGAGCCAGATGCGAGCTTTGGTAGCTTGAGCAACAGTTTGCGAACGGCTGGCGTTTCGTATGCGCGGCCTAATGTGTAAATTCCCGCATAAGTTGCAGCAGCGCCAGTTAAGCCAATGGCTCCAGCCAAACCTCCAGTTATGGTTGGAATTAACAATCTTTGACCAGTGGCTGGGTCGATGTTGAACTCGCCAGCTCGCGAAGTAAGCTTCAAGTAACGAGCAAGACCATCAATTGCATTCTTATCTGCACCACTAAAGAACACGCCAGTCTGCTGCTCGGCCTTTTGCAGGTTGGTTAAGAACCGCCTTGGAACGATTTGGTTTGTTTGAGCGTCGATTGAGTTGCTTGCGACATTCTCAAGAATTGCAGCGCGAGCGTTTGCACGGCCATCGACATCAAGGTTTTTGTAAAGCAATTCGACTTCACTCTTAGCCTTACTGAATAGCAATTTGCCTGCAATTTCAGGATTTACTTGGCCCTTATTCAATGCTGCTCTCAGCGCACTATCTTGCAACTCCTTTGCCATTTCGTGCAAGTTCGAGTTGGCGGTTGCCCAAGCGTTTCGATCCCTGCCACTGGCCTCAATGAAGTCTCCTATGTCTTGTTTGATAGCGCCATAGACTCGATTCATCGACTTGCCAGAAAGGCCCTTTAACGAAGCAAGACCCGGATCTTGAAGCAAATCACCAACAAGCTTTAAGTTGTTATCTACCTGAGATGCAGTTTTACTTTGAAGTGACTTCTTAAAGCCTTCTAGCCTTGTGGTAACTGGAGCAAGCGCATCTTCATTAACTCCCTTAAGGTACTTAATCTCATCATCAATTGCCTTGATGGAGTTAGCTGTTGGAACAGTAACATTAGTGCTGTCTAAGTCTTCAAGAATGCCAGTAACGATGCCCTTATTCGCGGCAATCTCTGCTGCTCTTGTCTTGTTAAGATTAGCAGTTACCTCGCGGATAGAGTCAGAACCAACATTTGCGCTGAACTGACCAAGCAAATCTTGAACGGCTTGCGTCCGCTCTTCAGCCTGCCTGACAAGCGCCTGCCTGCCGCCAACAGCTTCACGCAAATCTTGAACTCGCTTACTGATTGGCCCACCTGGCTGAATAACATCAGATGTACGAACTAGCCTTCCGGCAGCTTCAGCCTCAGCTACAGCTTGAGCCGTTTCTGCTGCTGTCATGCCTGCTACTGCTGGAGCTGTGCGTGCAGTTGGCCGTAGCCCAGCCAGCTTGGCTCCAGTTAACCCGCCAGTGATTCCACCAACTAACGACGCAGCAATCTGCCCCTTAGTGCCTGCTCCAAGCTCTTCTGCGCCGTACCGAGCAAGTTCAGCCGTAGCTCCACCAGCCGTAGCGGAAGCAAGTTGTTGTAGCGGCTTATCTGCAAGCACAGCGCCAATCTTCTTTGCGGTTGCAGATGCAGCACCCTTAAGCACGTTGCCCAGTCCGATGCCAGCCGCAGTAGATGCAATTGAATTGCCGACGGATTCTGCAACTCGACCAGCCTCAGTGCTAGTTGGGTCGATTCCAAGTTGAGTGAACAGTTCTCCAAAGAGTTCCGTGGGCGTCTTGAGATTAGTGCCCATGAAGTGGTTTAGGCCAAGCACTAGTGGATCACCAATAAGTTGTCCTGCTGCCACTGCTGTAGCGCCCATTGCCGCTCCACCAGGAATAGGACTAACCAACCCAGCAGCAGCACCCATAGCGACTGGCCCCATCCCGCGAGCAAGTCCTCGGGCAACGTCGCCGGGCGCGCTGACAGGCTCTTGGGCTGCTTCAGGCTGAGACTGCATTTGACGTATAGCATCAGCAAGAGCTTTAGCGTCCTGCGTATTGCCAGCCGCGTCAGCCTTTATCAGCGCATCACTAAGCTCTTGGATTGTAGCCATTATTTGTATTTCTCTAAGAGAGATTGAACACTTGGAGCAGCCATTTGTTTTGTTGGCTGTTGTTTATTAAGTTCAGATTCAATATCAGACTTAAACAATGGAAGTTCTTTAACTCCAGTTTTACTAAACCACTCTGGTGAAGTTCTGTTTTGAAATTCTTCTACAACGCTATTTCTTGCAGATGCAATTACGTTGTATTTTTCCTTTACCTTTTGAATAAACGCTTCTGGATCTGCTGTCTTTTTAAACTGGCTTGAATTTAACCATTGAAAATATGTTCCGCTTGAAAGTGGATCTTTTCCAATTGATGTAGCATATTCTGCGTAGCCATTAACAAGCTCTGGTGCAAGTTTCATAAATTCTTGCATCTGAACCGCGTCAGATCCACCAGAGGCGGCAGACTGAATCATCTTTGGAAGAATTGTTTGAAGTGAAATAACAAGACGAGCTTTATTTGTTGGATCGTCTTTTTGTATTTTTTCTGCCTGCAATATATCTTCACGAATTGTTTTAACAAAGTCGCGTTCTTTTCTTAAAGATGGCAACTCAGCCCATACTGATTTAGCGGCATTGCTTTCATCAAAAGACTTAAGCTGTTCTTTGTCAACAATAGCATCAAACTTGTTTTTGAATATTTCCCTTATTGTTTCGGCTTGCGCTGGATCGTTTCGCTGAATTAAAGATGCCATTACTTGATTCGTAGCCAACACTTTTGCTCGCAAATCTTGCCTGCGAAGCTCATGCTCTCGTTCTGGGTACAATGGCTGCTCTGCTTGTGCCGCAGGTTCAGCTTGAGATGCTGCCTGTACAGCTTGCGGTTCACCAAAGTCTGCACCAGAACCACTGTAGCTTGTATCGACCGCATTGCGCTGCGCATTAAATGCAGCCATCTCTTCCGGCGTCAACTGCATGACTCGACGA